CTGCCATACTATTTAACTTACAAAACAAAAGAGGGTGGCAATTATTTTGCCACCCTCTAAATAGAAAACAATAAAAGAAGTTATTATTAACTTGCGTTTAGAAAATTTTCTTTTAATACTCCTTCAAGTCTATCTATTTCTTCCAAACTAAACAGTTCTATTTCTCTTATTTCTTTTTCTTTACAATAATTCCTTTTGATTTGATCCTTTATTTTTTGAATTTCCAATCCCTCTAAATCTCCATGAAAATGCCTGGTAAATCGTAAGTGTTGTTCTCCTTGAAACTCTATTACCGTATTTAATTTTGGAAGATAAAAATCAAAATAAAGTAGATTTTTATATTTACAGTCTGGAAACGAATATTCTGGTATAAATTCTATTCCTAGCTCCCTTAATTTAGCCACTATGGCTCTTTCTCCTTGGGACATCAAACAATAGTCGCATTTACCATACATTATCCTTAATACAGGTTTATAATTAGTTTCTCCACAAATTTTACATATTACATGAATTCTATCATCTTCATTTTTAGGCTTCTCACTTATTGAGAAATCCCATACATCACCATGATAATCTTTGCTTCTCTGCTCAATCTCTTCAAGAGTTAATCTTCTTTTATCAGCTCTTTCTTCAATTCCACATTCAGGGCAGCCATGATTGTTTAGCATATCATTGGGTCTTAATTTTTTCCACCCATGAATTGAGCAATATATATCCATTAATTCTGTAGCTCCTTTGTATTCTCCAAATTTATACTCTGGATACATTTCTTTTAGTTTCTTTAAAGTCTCCGAAGATTTATTAGCTACTCTATTTTTAGCTCTTTTTTCTACTCCGCATTGCCAGCATCCATGTTTAGCTAATAAACTTACTGGAGTTCCTTTTACAATTCCGTGAATATCGCACTTATACTCAATTTCATCTTTTCTATCTTTCCAAACTGTATTGCTAAAATCATATTTTGGAAAATAGCTTTTTATTTTATTTATACTTTCTTCTGTTATCATTCTCTAACTCCTATAAAAAAGACCAGCAAATATTTGCTGGTCTGATTAGCTTGCTTGGTTTTAATTTAAGCAGATTCAGATTCAGTGCGAGAGTCTTGCACCTTGATGGCCAGATCGTACTTAAAGTTAGCGGTTATTAAGCATTGTTCACCAGAAGAATAATCCAACCCATCACCAAAATTAATCTCAGCTGGGAAAATGCCGAACATATTCCAAGCACGAATAATGTTACCAGCCGGATCAAGCTGAGCCAAGGTAGCTGAAGTAGCATACTGCGTCTTATAACCCATCTGTCCAGTAAGTGGATTGTAAATCATACAAGACCAGTTATAAAGAATATCTCCAGCTGAAAGCTCTTGCTGCCCATCAGCTCCATTTCTGATGAAATCATAGAAAGTGCAATTGATTGTATTCCACTGTGGCTTACCAGCGAATTTATACTGCTCATTCATTCTATCTACATTAAGATCTCCATAAGTTACCTGTGGAGCGTTACAAGATTTAGCTACAAAAGCAAGTGCCTCTTGCTGATTACTATTTCCAGGAATTGCCGAAAATTGGAATACGTAATTGTTCTTTACAAGGGGCTGTAACTTGAATGACCTACTATCTGAAATTCTTATTGCCATAATTAATTACCTCTAATAGTAACTTAAGGCAATAAGAAAAGTATCCCAAAAACCCTAATTTTCTGGATACTTTTTTAAAATTTCTTCCAAAATTTTAGGTATCTTATTTTTATCCTTATAAGAAATCACTTCCAAATTAATATTATGATCTTTAGCATATTTCCGCTTCAACCAATCATGATGAAGCTGCCTATGAAAAGCAAATGGATCTCTATGAAAGAAAGAAATTTCTTTGTAATGCTGAATGCCATTATACTCAATAAGAAGATTTCTATTTTCTATATAAAAATCATAAGAAAGTGGTTCTACATCTCTAAGTTCTTCAAAAGACTTAGGAGTTTCATAAAGAATAGAATTACTCTTGAAATATTTCTTAATAAGTTTTTCTCCTTTCCATCTACCATCACCACAGTATTTACAGCCAGACATAAAGAAAGTTCTTCTATTTTTTCTAAAAGAATTGCCACAAAGTTTACAAGTTACTTTAAACAATTTGTCAGCCGGAAGAAAATCAGAATCTATATCAAACGTAAATTGATTCGGAAAAGCTAACTCTACTTCTTTTAGGAAATCAGCTGTTTTATAAGTCTGTTCCTCTCTTTTGCAAAACTTACACCCAGAGCCAGCAAGATGATGAGCGGGCGATTGCTTAAAATCTCCATGAATTGGACAATGGATTATAACTATTTCTGTTTGATCTTTAAAAGGGACTACCTTCTCATAAGTATATTTATCTCCATGGACTAATTTAGCCCTTTCTATAAATTCTTCAATTGAAGTAACATCTCTACCTGGCTTGGAACAATTCAAGCAATCTGTCCCAGCCAAAAATGAATCATATTTTACCTCAAAATATTCATTACAATTTGGACAACCAATAAATACAATTGGAGTTTCTTTTGGTTTCCAGAAATCTGGAACTCTATCATATTTATATTTTATTGAATGAACTTTTTCACTCCTTCTTATAAAATTCTCTTTCTTCATGTTTTCTCCTAAATAAAATTAGCCAACCAAAGATTGGCTGGCTAAACGAATTAATAATCTTCGTTAAATATATTCACAAATCTCTCCTGTTCTTGTTTATAATATTGTTCAAGACTACTTCTAAATTTAGTTTTAGAAATTAAATTCCATTCATACTTATCATAACCCTCAGTTTCATAATTCACCTTAAATCTGAACAAGTAAATTTCTCCTTCCTTAAGTATCTTGTCTCCTTCTCCTATTTTACAGGTAGTAAAATATTTAAAAGTATTCTCTATATTATTTATGGTATGCTCAAACACAGAAGGCATTTTATGCCATCTAAGTGGAATTAATTTACCGGAATTTATATTAAAAGTAAAACGACTAATATAAAAAAATAAAGTTGCAAGCTCTTCTTCATATTCATGTTTATAAGTAAAAGCATATTCTTCATCAAGGGTAATCATTCTTACTTTAAGTTTATCAATTATTTCTGGCAATTCTATTTTTTTAATCATTTCTTTCTCCAGTCAGCTATTTCTTTCAAATACTTTTCTTTATCTATTCCATCAAATCTAATACAAAACTTTTTCTTATTTTCATTACTAAAGTCCTTATAATAAGGAACTTTCTCAGTATTAAGCCAATTCTGAAATTTATCAATAATAGCAATTTCTGCCCCATCATGAATTCTTTTAACAGTTTCATGATTCGCCTTCATAAGAGCTTCTATTACTTCTTCACAAGGTGCAAATCTGCTAAGTCCAAGAATTGCCCTATCAAAAGTTTCAGGGCAGAAATTTACCTCCAAATCAAAAGATTTATACCCTCTTTCAATCGCATTCCTATACCTTGATTTAAGGGTATTAAGTTCCTCATCCATTCTCTCAGTTAGCGTCTGAATTTCGTTCATATTTCCCTCCAGTCAATATTTCCAACAATTCTTTTGCTTCTTTTTGTGTCTTTTGATCTTTGTCAAGATTATTGGTTTCCAGAACTTTATTTATATAATTTGAAACTTCATAAGGATTTGTATTCCTATGTTCCATAGTTTTTAGATTATACAAAATATAAGAAATCAAAGCCACCAGTAATCCATCATAAAGCCTTACCTTTGCCTTAAGTTCTTCTATTTCTTTCTTTGCTTTATCCGGATTATTGGATAGTTTATTTCCAATGATCTCAAGCAATAAATTTATGTCTTCTTTACTCATATTTTAAGTAAAAACTCCTTCGCATTATTAAGATAAAAAGCTCCTTTTCCAAGATCATTAGCTGCTTTGTTGGTTATTGAAGTAGTTGAAGAATTATCTGATTCTTTCTTTCCAGCCCTAAGAATATACTTAAGCGCATTTCCTATAGAATGAGAAACAGCTGGTGAAAAATTAAGATGTTCCAGAATTGAATCAATTATTTCTATTGCTTCGTAGGTATTTGTTCCATTCTTTCCTGTTATTTTAATTCCCTGATAATGAGTTGGATGATTAATTGAATCATCGAACTTCTTAAAAATTGTTAAATCTGCTTTTTTATAAATATCACTCATTTTCTTTTACCTCTGTTTCATAATCATATTCTTCGCTTTCTGAAAAAATTGGAAATGCTTTTTCCACTGCTTCTTCTTCCGTTTCAGCTTCAACTGAAATAGTCATACTAAATGTTACATTGTATTTCATATAATTCTCCAATTATCTTCTTTTCTTAAGATTCTTTGGTTTGAAGAACCTCTCAACTTTAAATCGAGATTTCTCAAACTTTCTACATAAGGCCCATCTATCAATACATCAATATAATTGAATATTTCTAAATCTTTTATATCTTCATATAAATATCCAGTCCAAATATAGATTTTTGTATTTATATCTTCTTTTACTTTTTTACAAAAGAAAATTGTATTCTCTATATTTTTTGGATCTAATGGTTCTCCACCTAAAACAGAAAAATTTCTTTTTATATTATTTTTAATCAAAGAATCCTCTATTTTAGTTAGAAGAACTTCCCTGTCTATTTCTTCTCCATAATTATAATCCCACAATTCTTTATTGTGGCAACCTTTGCATTTATGTGAGCATCCACTCATCCACAAGCTTACACAAATTCCATCATCACAATCAACTATATCGTTTTCAATCAATCCCGCATATTTCATTAATTATATTATACCATATTTTGAAAGTTTTGTCAATAAAAAAATTACCGAGAGAAAATATTTTCTCTCGGTAAGAAAAACTAATTACTTCTTCCAGCCTGAAAGTTTATTTACATGAACATATCTATCGTTTGCTTCTTCCTGTTTACCTTTGTTGAAATGAGCAATCTTTGTGCTGAGGTAACCAGTAATTCTAGCATAATCATTTATATATTCATGAGAAGCACCACACTTAGGGCAAGGTGATTTATAATCAATATAGCCAGAATATCCGCACTTAGTACAATCAGAGAATCTTACATTAAGAGCAAAATAAGGAATGTCCTTTGCCATAGCATAATCTACTATTTGCTCAAGAGCTGTAAGATTATTCTGGGCATTGTCCCCAATTTCTATATAAGTAATACATCCAGCCGAACTATATCCAGTCAACTGACTTTCTATGTCTATCTTCTCGAAAGGAGTTACTTCTTTCCAAACCGGAACATGAATTGAATTAGTAAAATAATTTCTTGGAACTAATTTGCCATTCTCCATCTTAGCTGAAACATTCTCTATAAGTCCATACTTTTTCTGGAACTTCTGCATTGAGGTAAATGATAAGTTCTCAGCCGGACTGTAGTAATTTCCAAAATTTAATCTATACCTCTCTTTATATTCCTTACACCTGTCATAAAAAAGTTGCTCAATCTGTTTAGCGAGCTTCATACCAGCTTCAGTAGTTTGATCTGTTCCAATAAGAATTTGAAGAGTTTCTGCCATTCCTATTTGACCAATTGCCAGTGTTCCATGTTTCAAAGCCCCTCTAATTCCTTCCTTCTCAAACTCATCTCCATAAGAATAAAAAGTATGATTCTCATACATAAACTTAGCTGAGTCTGGCGACTGGGCGCAAATCCAATTAAACCTCTCTATAAGTCCATCCTTGCAATCCTCTATAGCTGTATCAAGAATTTTCATAAAGCAATCAACTATTTCAGATGGATTATCCTTAGTTTTCTTTTTAGCCTCCATAGCCAAAGTAGGAAGAATAATAGTTGCAGGTGCTATATTGCCTCTTCCATCTTTCATGTGTTTATGAGCTTCATCAGGCGCATTAATATCCCAAGAAGAATAAGTACGACAATTGTGTGAAACAATTCCATTCAAATCAAACTTATCATTTTCTGTAGTAAAATCATAAGTAACAAATTTATCATCTATTTTAACTATAGAAACTATATTATATTTTTCATTGGTAGTGGAATCATAAACACAATCTGAAACTTTCAAATTCTTTGCAATTACTCTTCCTCTGTTTGTAAATAAAGGATGGTCCTCTGTAATAAATAAATCAAATGTAGCTCCATTTTTATCAATTGAAACTTTATAATTCTCAAGAGGAGAACTAATATCATTATATTCAATCTTCAAAATATCAACCCACTGATTTTGAGATTTTACTTTGCAATCCTTTACGCATTTAAACTTAGTATATCCAGCATATTTATTATCATTAAACACCCAAGGAGTTTCATTAGCCTTATCTATCAAATGAATTGCTTCTTCTATTTTTATATTAAGATGTTCATCATCGTTTATTTTTATAGATACAATGCTATCTCCTCTAACTGCCCCCATTGTAGATGGATAAGTTCTTGGATCATCCTTGTTATACCCTTGATCCTTACTCCAATCACAATTTACATAATTTGGATACATTCTCTTTGCGGTGCTTCTAATTGCCAATTGATAAAGGTCATAATTTTTACTTCCTTTATCATTTACTCCCTTCATCTTCTGAAAAATCTGACAGGGGAATATTGAAGTTTGATTGTTACCGACTCCTTTAATAGTAGCACTAAGAATAGCTCTTGTTATAATTCTTCCTTCTTCCTGTGTACAAGTTCCATAATTAATTGAAGAGAAAGGAAGTTGATTCCCAGATCTTGACTGAAGTGAGTTCAAATTATGAAGCATTCCCTCTGCACCCTGCTTAACTTCTTGAATTGTATCAAATATAGCTGACTGCCTATATTTTGAGTCAAGCAATTTATTATCAAAATAAAAATCTTTTTGTTTTAAGTTTAGTTTATCAAAGAAAATCTGCTTATTCTCATCAATCCAATCCTCAAGTTTATTTCTCCAAATACCACTCTCATCTTGATAATCTTCAAACATCATTTGCGGAAGATCAAGCTTGTCAAACTCATCCGTATCTTTTAAATAAGCAACTATATAATGCTTCATAAAAGATTTTCTTACATATGGAGCCAAAGACCAATCAATATGAGTAGCCGCAACTCCTCCGAACTGTTGGAGTGACTGAAGCTGAAAGATAACCGCTACAAGCTGGAAAGCTGTATTCACAGAGCCTGCCGGGCGGATAAATACCTGTCTTGTTTTAAAACCATTGGCTAAAAGCTCATCTATAGGGCACGAGGTGCAGTTATGATCGCCGATCACGAAGGAATCGAGGTCATGCAAATATATTCTATTATTAATATGATTTTTAGCAGCTTTTGGAGACATATAATAATCCAAAGCCATTTGTTTCAGAAGAGCAGAATCGGCTTCTCCCTTTCTTCCGCCAAAAGATTTTTCATCAAGATTAGCGTTCTGATTTTTGGGATTGGAAGCCTCAAGTTTTTCTTTTATTTCCTTTACTATAGAAAGTTTCTTGAACCTTTCTTTTGCTCTTTCTTCTCTATAAAGAATATAAGATTTAGCGACTTCAAAGAAGTTTTCATTCATTAATCCCTTTTCAACTAAATCCTGAATAACTTCAATATCTACATTTTCTTCTTTTGGAAGATTAGAAATTACAAACTGAAGGATTTTATTTATATCATCTTCACTTAATTTGTTTTCCTTGGAAACTGTAGCATTTGCTTTCTTAACTGCATTCTCAATCTTAGAGAGATCAAATTCTTGTTCTATACCATTTCTTTTTCTGATTTTCATTTTAACTCCGTCTCAACTTTAACTTAGCACTATATATAGTGTTATTATACCGCAAAATTAAGAAAAAGTCAATAAAAAAAAGAGGAAAATAAATTTCCTCCCAAAGGTTTATTTCTGCAATGGTTAGTTTTTAAGTTGTTCTAGCTCCGCTTCCCA